CGGAACGTACTATACATTACATGTGAAATGGCAGAGGAGAAAATTGCTGAACGAATTGATGCAAATCTTCTCAACTGCAACATCAGAGATATAGCAGAGTTACCAGAGGTATTATATAATTCTAAGGTCAATGAGATTGCCAGAAAGACACAAGGTAAACTCATCATCAAAGAGTACCCTACAGCATCTGCACATGTAGGTCATTTTAAGGCACTCTTATCAGATCTAAGCTTGAAAAAAGACTTCAAACCTGATATAATATTCATAGACTATCTTAATATATGTGCAAGTGCTAGGTACAAGGGTGCGATTGTCAATTCTTATACGTATGTTAAAGCGATTGCGGAAGAGCTTCGTGGTCTTGCTGTGGAACATAACGTACCGATTGTTAGTGCTACTCAAACTACTCGTTCTGGTTTCGGGTCTAGCGATCCTGACCTTACTGACACTTCAGAATCCTTTGGACTCCCTGCTACTGCTGACCTTATGTTCGCTCTCATATCTACTGAGGAGTTGGAATCCCAAGGACGTATAATGATCAAACAGTTGAAGAATAGATACAATGATCCTACCAGTAACAAAAAGTTTATGGTGGGTATTGACAGATCTAAGATGAGGCTGTATGATGTTGCTGATAGTACATCTGTAATGGATGAAAAAGAAGAAGAGATGCCACAGTTCTCTGAAACTAAAAACCGATTATCTAAATTTGCTGAATGGAATGTATAGATTATGACTATTGATTTTAAAAAGTATGAGCACTTTGTAGATGCTGTAACTTCAGATGCTTCTACTAATTTTGTTGACTTTGCTGACCGTATAGGTGAACTTGATAGAGAAGGTGCTAATATTGAAAGACTTCTTACTTCTGGTGTTGGTATCAACGCTGAAGGTGGTGAGTTTTTAGAGATAATTAAGAAGATGATCTTCCAAGGCAAGCCATGGAATGAAGATAACAAAGAACATCTTGTTATTGAACTAGGTGACATCATGTGGTATGTAATGCAAGCATGTATGGCATTAGACGTGGACATTGAACAAGTTATTAAGATCAATGTAAACAAACTAGAGAAGAGATATCCTGGTGGATCATTTGATGTAGAGAAATCTGAGCACCGTAGAGTAGGTGACCGATGACTGAAGCAGAATTTAATGGATTATCTGTACGTGTTCCTATGTCTGATATGAGACTAATACTCAGACAGATGTGGAAGTCACGTGGTAGTGAACCTAAGATGGGTCAGTTATATGAGAAATATAGGAACTTAGTCTTTGAAGATCTTGATAAATAGGAGGGATATTATCCCTCTTTTTTAATGGCTTCTGCAATTGACTGGAGAAAACTAGCTGAGTATAATAAGAATGGAGATATGTATCTTCTGGTACTTCTTGATGCTATTTGGTTAGAAAAGAAAATGAAGGTACATAATGGTCCTGAAGTTTCTGTTAAAGCTGCACCAAAATTTAAGGATCTTCTTGATGATATGGAGAAGGTTCTTAATGATGAGATGGTGTATGATGATCCACAAGATACAAATAAGAAAGCATTTAAACAAAAGTATTCTGGAAGACAAGCACCAATAAGAGTAACAAATCTTTCTAATCAAGATCAAAAAGATATTAGTATAACAAAGCTTGAAAAGACTCCTGAGTTTGGTGGTTCAGGTACAGGTGGTTCGGGGGCTGGAGCAGATAAGACAGAACTGTTTGAGAGTGCTGCTTGTTGGTTAGCAGGATTGAGGTTTAACCAGACAAAACCAATAGATTCAAAAGAATTTGCTTGCACTCTTGCTAATTTTAGTAAGATTAAAAATGTTAAAACTTCAGCATCATTAGATGATGTTGTGGTTTTTCTGAGTCAGAATAAAGATTGGTTAACTACATCAATTTCTACAGCAAATGAATTATATGATAAGTTTGGTGGTAGTAAGAACTATCAGTTCTATAGAGGAGAATCTATAGTTGAGACTATTGAAGAAGCATTCAAGCCTGTGAATAAGAATCATCTTAATGCAGAAAATAAGAAGGAAAGACCTTTTGCTAACCTTAATAAGTGGTCTCCTGCTGATATTTGGATGGTTGAAAAGGGTAAAGAGAATACTTTTAAACAAGAGATACCTAAGAAGACTACATTTATTACTTTTAATGAGTTCTTTAGGGAGAAGATAGTAGCAGAGGAGTTGATAGGTATATCATTGAAAGGTTTAAATCCAAAGAAATCTACACGGATAGATCCTTGGAACTTTAGTACACATGTAAAGGCAGATAGAACTTTGAAGTCTGGTACTGGTGCAGCAGGTGTTAAGAGTACTAGTCCTTGTAAGAATTGTATAACTAAAGAGCAAGGAGCAGACAAACTTTTTGGTTCAATAGATTGTTATCTCTGGGGTAGTAATAACATGGAGATTCAATTCCGTGCTACTGATACTCAAGGTAAGACATGGCAGGGTGAAGTTCTAGAAGGAACAGATGCAAAGCATGGTAAGATTGGTGGTGGTGTGTTTGATAGATTTATGAAAGAAATATTCACACAATCTTTCTTTAATCATATTGGTTTTAAAGATGTAGCAGCAGTAGCTACCCAATCTAAAAGGGCAGATGGAATAGAGTTAGCAAGAGAAATTCAGAAGATGGTTAATAAAGGTGGCACAATGCAGCATTGTTCTGATCTTGCTGAAGTTCCTATAGATGATATTCTTTCTATGAAACCGAAGTGGATATTCTCAAAGTTTCTTGGATTAAAAATGGGTGAGAAGATTATGCAAGAGAGTTCTAATTCAGAGACATTCATGACTCAGATCTTCAGATATGCTACATCACAATCAGAATTGTCTGGTCCTTTTTATAAGGTGACTAGTAAATAATGGCAAATGTAAAGCAACTAAAGCATTTAGAACACATAGAGGATGAGATGCTCAACTATGGTGTTAAAGGGTGCATGAAAATAGTTGGAGATCTTAAAGAGATCCGAGAGATGTTGGGGTGTGGTGGAACAGGTTACTTACAGACTAAATGGGATGGAGCTCCTTCAATAGTGTGTGGTAAAGACCCTCAAAATGGACAGTTTTTTGTTGGTAAGAAGTCTGTCTTCAATAAGAAACCAGAACTATGTTATGGTGATTTAGATATTAATGATTTCTATGGTGATAAACCAGGTCTTGCTGAGAAATTAAGGTATTGTTTAAAATATTTTAAGACACTTGGTATTGAAGGAGTTGTACAGGGAGATCTTCTTTGGACTGAGGGTGATTTAAAATTAGAAACTGTTCATGGACAGAAAGTATATACATTTAAACCTAACACTATTGCTTATGGAGTACCAGCTGAACAAGATGTAGGTAAAGCAGCAAAGAAAGCAAAGATTGGTGTTGTTTTTCATACTCATTACAAAGGACAAGACGAGAGAAAGAATCACAAACCATTACTATCAGAGATGACTTCAAGAGGTGGTCTTGGTAGTGATAAAATCAAGTCAACTGATGATGTATTTGTGGTTAACAATGATACTCCATTAGATAAGATTGGTTTGACACCATCAGAGGAGAAAGATTTTGATGATACTGTTGGAAGAATTGAGACAGCTTGTGGTGCATGTGGAGATTTCCTAGATTATTTGGTAACGAATGGTAGTGGTACAGGAAACCCAACAGGTGACGACAAGTATCACATTGCACCTTATGTTAAGAGGTATTTTCAGGATGAGATTAAACCTAATACTGGTGGAGCTAGGACTACTGATGTGAATAAGACTCTACAACAGATGATTACTTTCTATGGTTTACAAATGGATAAGCATATTAGTAAATTGAAGTCAGCATCAACTGTTGCAGCAAAGGTGGAGTTAACCAAGAAGAGTATGGAATTTGTAGAGAGTAATGAATATAAGTTTAAAGCAATGATTGCTCTGTATAAAGAGGTTCAAAATTTAAAACTTTTAATTGTAAAGAAGTTAGATCCTTTAGAGAAGACTTTCAAAACATTTGTTCTTACAAAGAATGGATATGAGGTGACAGCACATGAAGGCTATGTTCTACATAGAGATGGTGACATGGTTAAACTCATTAATAAACTTGAGTTTACTAAAAACAATGTGTTGTATGGAGCTTTCGCTGTATGAAGTTAACCATAGGTAGAACATGTTATGTGACATTTGGTAGGTTTCAACCACCTACTGTTGGACATGGTGCTAGTATGGATGCCATTGCAGCTGCTGCTAAGGAAGGTGGTGGAGACTATCGCATTTATATTTCACAGACAAATAAACCTGCGAAGGACAATCCTATACCACCTGATGTGAAAGCTAATATTCTTAAGAAAGGATTTCCAAAACATGCTAAACATATCTACAGTTCTCCTAAGTTTAATGTTATACCTGCTGCTCTAGAAGATGTTATGCTTTCTGGATATAGGAATTGCGTTTATATGTGTGGATCTGATAGAATGAATGAACCACAGATGCAATTTGTTATTAAGAATAATGGAGTACAACCAAAGAAAGGACACTACTATAATTTTTGGAGTATGTGGATGGAGTCTTCTGGTAATAGAGACCCAGAAGGAAAGACTTTTGCTATGAGTGGTACTAAGATGAGGATAGCAGCACAGAAAGGTGATTGGGATTTCTTTAAGAAGGGTTGTCCGAAAGGTTTAACTGAGAAAGAAGCAAAGGATTGGATGAATTATCTTGGTGGATTATTATATGGAGTTAAATTATGAAAGACTTTAAAAAGATACGTGAGCAAGCATTGAGACAAAGTTTTAGAAAGAAGGAAGTGTTTGTTGAGGGTGATTATATAATGAGTGCTATTACAGGACAGAAAGGTAAGATTCATAGATCAGGTGTGAACTATGTTATCTGTGTTACAGAGGGTGGAGAGATGTTTCGTGCGTGGGTAAAGGATATTAGAGATATAAATAAACCATAGAGCACTGTCTAGAATATAAAATGGAAAAGCAGAGAACCGTTAATAGTGTCACCGCTAATGATGAGTGGTCACAAAGTTTAATGAAAATGTATGAGAACTGGATGGGAGGAGATTGCTTTCAGAACAGTACTATTAAAGAGGAAGAGATTCCTACTGGACAGAAGCAAGGTGGTGGAACAGGAGCAGCATTCACAGCTCTTGGAGGAGCACTTCCTGCAATAGAATTTGATAAGTCAACTGGACTACCTATTATACCTGAACTAGGTGTAACTGACGAGACAGGACAGAAAGATCCAAAGGCAAGTTCAACTGGTGGAGAACCACCAACCAATACTGCTGGTTTGAAACCAAAATACGGTCAGCAAGTTAGAGACGTAACTCTTGTTGGAGCAAATGAAGAGACTAAGAAAGCAAAGAAAGACTACGATGGAGATGGTAAGGTAGAATCAGGTAAGGCAGAGTACTTTGGTTCTAAGGACAAAGCCATCAAGAAAGCGATGAAGAAGGAAGAAGCAGCATGTGATACTAAAGAAGAAGGATATGGTAAAAAGAAAAAGGTGAAGAAAGAAGAAGTTAAATCAGAAGAGTGGAAAGCAAAAGCTAAGAAAGTATCTGATAAGATAATGTCTTATAAGAAGTAAGACTAGACAAAACTATCAACCTGTGCTACACTAGCATTACTCATGGAGATTTGTTATGCCAAGACAGGAGAAGATTAAGTTTACTATTACCCAAGATGGTATGGTAAAGGAGGAGGTTCAAGGTGTCTATGGTGATGCTTGTGAGAACCTAACAAAACGTGTTGAAGATGCACTGGGACACGTGCATTTCACACAAGAAACAGCAGATCGTTATAC